GAATTACACATGCAACTTAGTTATAAGCAGTCAATTGAAATAGCAGAAGAAGAAGCTATATCAACCGTGTTTGCTCAAAACAAATACGATCTTGTTAGACGAAGATTGAATATGGATCTTACAACCATAGGTATTTCAGCTGGTAAAACTAATTTTAACACAGCTGAAGGAATTACTGTTGATTATGTAGATCCAGCTTATATGGTTTACTCATACACAGAAGATCCAAACTTTGAAGATATATATTATGTGGGTGAAGTAAAGTCTATAACAATACCAGAGCTTAAAAAAGAGTTTCCTGGTATATCAGAAGAAGAATTAAAAAGAATACAAGAAACACCTGGTAACAGGCAGTACGTTTCTGGTTGGGGTAATTACGACGAAAACACAGTGCAAGTAATGTACTTTGAATATAAGACGTATCACAATCAAGTATTTAAAATAAAACAAACAGATTCAGGATTATTAAAAGCTTTGGAAAAGCCAGATACCTTTAATCCACCTGAAAATGATAACTTTGAGAGAGTATCTAGATCAATAGAGGTTTTATACACTGGTGCTAAAGTTTTAGGAACTAATAATATATTAGACTGGAGCTTAGCAGAGAACATGTCTAGACCGATGGCAGATACAACTAAGGTTGAAATGAATTACGCTATATGTGCCCCTAGAATGTATAAGGGACGTATAGAGTCTGTTGTAAGTAAATGCGTTGGGTTTGCAGATATGATTCAACTAACACATCTTAAACTGCAACAGGTAATGTCTAGAATGGTACCAGACGGTGTCTACTTAGATATGGATGGTTTAGCTGAGGTTGATCTTGGTAATGGAACTAATTACAATCCAGCGGAAGCATTAAACATGTATTTCCAAACTGGTTCTATTGTAGGTAGATCAATGACACAAGATGGTGATATGAATCCTGGTAAAGTACCTATTCAAGAACTTAATAGTTCTAGCGGTCTAGGTAAGATACAAGCGCTTATACAAACGTATCAATATTATTTACAAATGATCCGTGACGTAACAGGATTAAATGAAGCTAGAGATGGAAGCACGCAGGATAAAAACTCATTAGTAGGTCTTCAAAAGATGGCCGCTAACGCATCTAACGTAGCAACTAGACATATCAAGCAAGCTAGTTTATATCTCACGCTGAAGCTAGCAGAAAACGTTTCTCTTAAAATAGCAGACGCTTTATATTTTCCGCTAACAGCTGAATCACTTAAAAACTCTATATCAACTTTTAATGTTGAAACATTACAGCAAGTTGTTGATTTAAACTTATATGACTTTGGTATATTCTTAGAATTAGAACCAGACGACGAAGAGCAGGCTAAATTAGAACAAAATATTCAAGTTGCATTAGGCCAAGGTGGTATTGATTTAGAAGATGCTATAGACTTAAGGCAGATTAAAAACCTTAAATTAGCTAATCAAATGTTAAAGGTCAAGCGTAAAGCGAAGGCTAAACAAGACCAAGCTAATCAACAAGCTAACATAAAAGCTCAAGGTGATTCTCAGGCTGAAACAGCAGAGAAAACAGCAATGGCTGAAGTTCAAAAGCAAGAGGCTATTATGGGTGCGAATGTTCAGTTTGAACAATCTAAGAATCAAATGGAGATTCAAAGAATGCAGATTGCAGCTCAATTAAAAGCTCAAGAGATGCAAACTAAGTTTCAGTTTGACATGCAACTAAAGCAACTTGAAGTTCAGAACATGCAGCAAAAAGAAAAAGCTATTGAGGATCGCAAAGATACTCGTAGCAAAATGGAAGCTTCGCAGCAAAGCGAGCTTATAAGTCAAAGGCAAAACGACAGTTTACCTATAGACTTTGAAAACCAGCCCGATATGGGTATGCAGGCTTTCATGTAGAAAGTAAACAATTATTTAATTATATTTTATTATGTCAGAAGAAAAAACAAATGAACCTGTTAAGCAGGAAGGTGAGTTTAAAATTAAAAAGAAAACTCCAAAAAAATTAACAACACCAAGCGACGAGCCGGTTAGAGTGAACATTAAAGAACCTTTAATTGAACTACCACCGGAAGTTACCAAGGTGGTAATACCAAATGAAGATGCCATTCAAATCGGAGAAACAAAGGAAGTTCTTGTGGAAGAACCATCCGGAGATAGCATTGCGGTGGGAGAACAAGTACAAGAGCCCATCGAAGATGTTAAAGAGTTTACACCAATCAAAGAAGTTGAAGTAGCTAAAGTTGAGGCAGAAGTTAAACAAGCTTTAAGAGATGAAAAAGTACTAGGTAAGCAATTACCTGAAAACATTGAAAAACTAGTTAGCTTCATGGAAGAAACTGGTGGGACAATTGAAGATTACACAAGGCTTAATGCCGATTACTCTAATGTAGATGAAAAAACATTATTAAAAGAGTATTACAAAAAAAATAAACCTTATTTAGATAATTCAGATGTAGAGCTTCTATTAGAAGATTTTGACTATGACGAAGATCTGGAAGAGGATAGAGATATACGCAAAAAGAAACTTGCGTTCAAGGAAGAGGTTGCAAAAGCTAAAGGTTTTTTAGAGGAAACAAAGGTTAAGTATTACGATGAAATCAAGTTGAGATCAAACGTAAACCCTGATACTCAAAAAGCTACGGATTTTTTCAACCGCTATAATAAGCAGCAAGAAACAGCTAAGCAACAACATTCACAGTTTCAAGAAAGTACTAAACAACTTTTCAACGATGATTTCGAAGGTTTCGATATTAAAGTCGGTGATAAGAACTATAAGTACAATATTCAAAACCGTGATAAAGTTGCAGAAAACCAATCAAACATTAATAACCTTGTCGGGAAGTTCCTAGACTCAGATGGTAATGTTAGTGACACGAAAGGTTATCACAAAGCTATGTACGCCGCTGACAATGTGGATAAGATTGCCTCTCATTTTTATGAGCAAGGAAAAGCTGATGCCGTTAAAGACGTTATTAATTCATCAAGAAACTTAAGTGATACCAAAGCTAGGTCTCAACAAGGTGACATGTTTATTAATGGGTTTAAGGTTAAAGCTATTTCAGGTACTGACTCTTCAAGATTAAAAGTAAAAACAAAAAAATTTAACTAAAAAAACAAAACAATTATGAGTTTAACTCCTCAATTTGGTAGTTTAGTGCCTTCAGGGTCTCAGCAATTACTTGCTTCTAACTACCTACAATTTAATACCGCCGGTGCTGGTGGTACTTTTGCTCAGCAATATTTGCCTGAGATTTATGAAGCTGAAGTAGAGCGTTACGGAAACCGTACGCTATCTGGTTTCTTAAGAATGGTTGGCGCTGAAATGCCAATGACATCTGATCAAGTAATTTGGTCTGAACAAAATAGATTACACATCTCTTACCAAGGAGTTGTTGTAGCTAATCAAGCAGGTGGAACAAACCGTAGTTTGATTACAGTTGCAGCTAACGTTACTAACGTTTTGTCAATTAACGACACTATCGTAGTATTAAACCCTGTAACAGGTCAAGAGTCAAAAGGTTTCATCGTAGACTCTGGCGCTTACGCTGGATCTGGTCTTGCTGCTGGAGCTGTTATATTCCAACCTTATAATGGAATACAAGTTACTGCCGCTGCTGCTGGTATTGGTGTAAAAATCTTTGTTTATGGTTCTGATTACCAAAAAGGACAAAGCACTGATGGAGCTTTTGCTGTCGGTGGACAAAATCAAGCTAGAATTAGTGTAACTCCTCAATTAACTCAATTTTCTAACTCACCAATCATCATTAGAAGCCAGTATACTATTTCTGGATCTGATATGGCACAAATTGGATGGGTTGAAGTTGCAACTGAAGACGGAACATCTGGTTATTTATGGTATTTAAAAGCTGAATCTGAAACAAGATTACGTTTCGAAGACTACTTAGAAATGAGTATGGTAGAAGCTGAGTACAACCAAGTTGCTGGAGCTTTACCAAATACATCTCCAGGATCACAAGGTTTATTCGCTGCTATTCAAGCTCGTGGTAACGTAGAGGTAGGATTTACTGCTGCTGCTGGACTTGACGAATTTGATGCTATCCTTAAGAATTTAGATACTCAAGGAGCAATTGAAGAGAACATGTTATTCTTACAAAGACAAACATCTTTAGATTTTGACGATATGCTAGCTGCTATCTCTGGTGGATTCGCTGGTGGAACTGCTTTTGGTTTATTCGAGAACTCTGAAGAAATGGCTTTGAACTTAGGATTTAGCGGATTCCGTAGAGGATCTTACGATTTCTATAAGACTGATTGGAAATACTTAAACGATGCATCCACTCGTGGAGGAATCAATGGTATTAATTCAGTTGAAGGTGTATTAGTACCTGCTGGAACTTCTACAGTTTATGACCAAGTGTTAGGAACTAACATTCGTCGACCATTCTTACACGTGCGATACAGAGCTTCACAAGCTGATGACAGACGTATGAAGTCTTGGTTAACTGGTTCTGCTGGAGGCGCTTATACTTCAACTCTTGATGCTATGGAAGTAAACTTCCTATCTGAAAGATGTTTAGTAACTCAAGCTGCTAATAACTTTGTACTTTTCAAAGGAGTGTAATCACTCAACATTAATAATAATCCCTGCCTTCGGGTGGGGATTTTTTATATGACATTAGCCCCTTACTATATATATACTAAGGCTATTGTCACAATTTTAAACTATTTAATTATATTATATTATGGCTAAACAAGCTAAAGCAAAGCAAGTTGAGGTTGCTACTCAAACAGAAGTTGTAACACAAGTTACTACTCCAGTAAAAACCACAAAACCAACGTGGGAAATCAAAGATAGAGTTTATTACTTAGAGGGAAATAAAAGTCCTTTAACGTTAACAATTCCAAGTAGACATACAAGAAAACATGCTCTATTATACTTTGATGAAAAAACTGGGAAACAAAGGGAAATAAGATACGCTACAAACCAAGATTCACCTTTAGTAGATGAACAAAAAGGGGAATGTACAATGGGTCATATTAGATTTAAAGATGGAACACTATCAGTTTCTAGAACTCAACAAAATTTACAAAAATTATTATCTTTGTATCACCCTTTAAAAGGTAAGATATATCAAGAGTTTAGTGCTGTTGAAGTTGCTGAAGATGAACTAGATATTTTAGATCTTCAAATTGATGCGTTAAATGCAGCTAGAGAAATGGACATTGACCATGCTGAAGCTATTTTACGTGTTGAGAAAGGATCTGCTGTAAACTCCATGAGTTCTAAAGAACTTAAAAGAGACTTATTATTATTCGCTAGAAACAATCCAGCATTGTTTATTAATTTAGCTAATGATGAAAATGTACAACTAAGGAATTTTGCTATTAGAGCACAGGAAGTTGGCATTATAAGTCTATCACAAGATCAAAGAACATTTACATGGGTGTCAACTGGTAGAAAATTAATGAACGTACCTTTTGACGAAAACCCTTATTCAGCTTTCGCGGCTTTCTTAAAGACAGACGAAGGAGTTGAAATCTATAAGTCTATAGATAAAAAACTATAAAAACAAGTAATACTATAGTAGCTAGGTCACTTTAAAAGTGGCCTAATTGCTATAATTAAAAAAAATAACAAATGGCGGTAAATGTAAACACTGTGTATCAAACAGTCTTGTTAATATTAAACAAAGAACAAAGAGGTTATATAACGCCACAAGAATTTAACGATGTTGCTGCTCAAGTTCAACTTGAAATATTTGAAAAATACTTCGAAGACTTGAATCAACAAATACGTGTGCCTCAAACTGATACTGATTATTCAGATAGAATTTTAAACATAGACGAAAAAATATCTATATTTAAAACATCTGGAGCATGCGCATACGACAATGCTACTGCTTATCCTTTTTGGACACTGCCCTCTACAGACATATATTCAACGCCAATTGAGCTAAGTAGATTAGGAGCTGTAACTTTTCAGCCAACAAATGGTGAATCTGTAGAACTTCAAAGACTTCAAAGAAACGATTTTTATAACATTCAAAAATCTAAACTAACAAAATCAACAAAAAACTTTCCTACTTACTTGTTAGAAAATAACAGGCTTTTTGTAAGTCCAACTACTATAACAAACACATCAGGGTCAATAAATGTAGACTTTGTAAGAACCCCGCTAAATCCAGTGTGGGGATTTACTGTTGGAGGTTTAGGGCAGTATGTATATGATTTTTCAAATTTTGATCCTACCGTGTTTCCAAACACAGGCTCAAGAGACTTTGAATTAGACACTACAGAGCAAACTAACATTATAATGAGAGTGTTAAAATACTCAGGTGTAATTATAAATGATCCATCTATAGTTCAAGCA